AACCGTCATTCCTTCAACCTTTGCCATCGTATTATTATTCACCGATGAGACCTTAAACTGCGCAAGACTCACACTCGCCCTCCTCTACTGATTCTAGTTCGTTTAATAAATTATTGAGATCTGACTTCTCTTCAGTTACCTCGTCCGTTTTAATGTCGTAGGTGTTTTGATAGTAAGAAGTCTTCCATCCATACTTATATGTAGTCAGAAGGTCATTTGCCATCTGTGAAACAGGGACTTCATTGTTGGGATAGTTCTCTGGATTGTAACTCCAGTTACCAGAGATTGCCTGGTCAAAGAACTTCTGCATAACAGATACAACATTGATATATCCTGTGTTATCACTCATCTCCCATAGGAGTGTATAGTTATTCTTCAACGATTGATAGGAGGGAACAATCTGTTTAAGAGGTCCTTTCTTTGATTTTTTAATGGACAGGTAGTCTCTAGGTGGTTCGATTCCATTGGTTGCATTTGACACAACGGAACTGCTTTCCGATGGCATCTGTGCGGACAATGTTGAGTGCCGTAGACCATATTTTGAGATAGACGCTCGAAGACCCTCCCAATCATGAACTAACTCCTGTGATGAAATCTCATCAACTTCTTTTTTATATGTATCAATTGGAAGAATACCATCGGAGTACTTAGTTCTACCGAAGTATTCACAGTGTCCTTTCTCTTGAGCAATCCGATTGGAAGCCTTGAGGAGATAATACTGGAAAGACTCTGACAATCCATGGACTGCATCCCATGCCTCCTGTGAGTCGTAGTCGTACCCCAGTTTGGCCAGGTAATGGGCCAGACCGATAAATCCTACCCCAAGTGACCTACGGGCCTTTGTGGTTACTTCTGCGGCCCTTACAGGATAGTCCTGATAGTCGATCAATTCCTCAAGACCACGGACAGAAAGATCACAAAGATCTTCGAGTTCCTCATCAGATTTAATCTTACCTACATTGATTGCAGAAAGAATACACAATGCAATCTCACCAGGCATACTCTCATCAATGTGATTGATAGGGTCTGTCGGAAGTGTAATCTCTTGGCAATTATGGACAAGAATGGTATTTGCAAAGAAATTATGTGTTCCTTTTACGGTAATATCGTAAACGGGAATTTCTTCTTCGAGATATTCAATCTTTAGCATTTTTTCTCCTGTTTTGTTCTAAAAGTTGTTTAGCAAGTTTTCTTTGAGTTTCGTCTCTATAATAAGGATTATACACCAATCCAGTTTCATTTTCAATACATTTATAAAAGTTTTGATGGTTTCCTCCAAATCTATTTTTAGAAAAATGTTTTGGGAATTTTACATTCAATTCATTAAAAGCAAACTCAACTATTCTTTTTCTGCCACCAATAAACCCATACTTTTTAGTAAACTTTACTCCAATTTCAATAAGTTGTTCATCAATGAGTCCTGAATAGTTTGGATTATTGCGACCAGTAGTTCTTATAGAAATATTGTTTCTCCACTCTTCCTGAACCTCCTGTGAGCATCTGGGAAGCATCCAACCACCAGTTCCACCTGAAGTGGCATTATATCCTTTTTTAGTATCACTTTCAAAAAGTTTAATAAAGTGTGTTTCTTTTTCATTAATAATGTTTTCATCTTCTGTTTGATAGGTTTCAATCACAGATAAGTCCCAACAATCTTCACCATATTTTCTAATAGCAGAATGAAATCTAAATTTAGAACCGTTTCTTGCTGATGATAAATGACGATTCCAACGATGCTCCAAAGAGTATTCAGTTTTTCCTATGTAAGATTTTCTATTTTTCTTATTGGTAATTTTATACACAATATATGTTTTCATAATAGGAGGTGTAATCTCATAACTATTTATAAAATATAGACATTACACTCCCTATTATTATATATAACTAAGTATCATTAGATCATCAGTTTCAGTCAGATCTTTTGCCATTACATACCCACGATTTTTTGTGAATACTTTATGATCTGGAGTTACTACAATACTCTTACCACTTACTTCATCAGTAATTCGCATTACCTTCGATTTTGGTGAAGTTTGAGCAAAAGCAGTAATAGGTTGCATACTAAAGAAATTTTCATCAAAACTATGAGAGGCAACTTTTATATTTTCAATTTTAACTCCACTATCAATTAATTTTTGCAAGTCTTCAATTTTAATAGTAAGACTTATATCATTTCTTGATGAAGCATAATCAGTAGCAATTGATTCGCATAAGTTCAAAATATCAGGTTTTCCTAAATTAACCTCAATATAAATCTTTGTATCACCAGCAACGCAAAGATTACTCATGTTCACCTTGTCCTTGAAGGAAGAGTGACTATTACAGTGGTCGATATTCATAATGTAGATACGACCAGTCTCTGCTCTCTCTTTTAGGAGATCTAGAAAGAGTTCTTGTGCTCCGATAGTCTTTCTTGGAATAGACTCATCTCGTTCAAAACCAACATATAGGTCATCGAACCTATCAGTACCAAAGGAATCATACAAGCCCGGTACGTCATGCGGTGAGAACAAGCTAATTTCTCCATCCGCAATGAAACGTTCGTAGAAAAGTTTTGAAAGTTGGATTGAGTAGTCAAGTTTCCTCACTCGGTTGTCTTCTGTACCCTTGTTGTTCTTAAGAACTAGGATGTCTTCGATTTCTGTGTGCCAGATAGGAAAGTGAACTGTAGCAGAACCACCTCTGATACCGTTTTGTGTGCAACATCTGACAGTGCTTTCAAACTTTTTAAGGAAGGGGACAACACCTGTGTGTTGTACCTCGCCGCCTCTAATTTTAGAATTGATCCCACGAATTCTGCCTGCGTTAATACCAATACCAGCCCTTTGTGCGACGTATTTACCAATAGCCATATCACTGCTAAAGATACTATCGAGGGTGTCATCAACATCAACGAGAACACAAGATGCAAATTGACGGAGTGGTGTCCGAACCCCTGCCATGATTGGCGTTGGGATGTTGATTCGGTGTTTGGAGATTGCGTCGTAGTATCGTTTGACATATGATAGTCTCGTTTCCTTAGGGTAATCACGGAAGATTGTCAAAGCAATCATGATATACATGAACTGAGGGGTCTCGTAGACCTCACCCGTGCTCCTATCCTGTACTAGGTATTTATCTACAACCTGTCGTAATCCGGCATAGGTGAACATGAAATCACGTTCATGATCAATAAAGGTTTCTACTTTAAGAATATCCTCAAGAGAATACTTGACGAAGATATCCTTATCATAGACGTTATCATATGCAAGTTTAGTAATATGATCTGTCAGGTTTGGTAGTTCATGCATCTTACCAAACAATCTTTTCCTCAAGGAGAACAAAAGTAGACGGGCAGCAACAAACTGATAGTTGGGATGTTCCAAGTCAATGAGATCAGAAGCACTTCTAATAAGGATTTCCTGAATCTCCTCAGTCGTAATACCATCATAGAACTGAATACCAGATGTCATTTCAACTTGACTTGCAGATACACCAGCAAGACCTGCGGTGGCAACTTCCACCATCTTATGCATCTTATCAAGATCTAATTTTTCAATGTTACCATTTCTTTTAGTAACCTTTAGTCCATTGCTCATATCTTTTTCCAGGTTGTGAATTTTAGTTTTGCTTGTAATCCGGTGTATATATTTGATTCTACTATCTTTTGAACATTATGTCCAGATAGAACCATATCATTTATGTCTTTCTCTCGGATAGTGGTGGGCCAGATGACGACTCTTTCACCTCGTTCAATACATCGTTCAATTCGACTAACAATCTCTTTATTGCGGGGCTCGTTATCATATACAAAAACTTTATCGCTTCTCTCAAGATCACGAATTTCACCGTCACTACCACACAGAGCCACACTATTGTTGATGAAAGTGCTGTCAAAGGGTCCTTCGACCACATAGACTGGTAATCTTTTATCAATTGTGTCAAGTCCATAAACTTTAGGGGCATCATCATCCAACATAATGGTTAAGTATTTAATAGGGTTCGTAGAGAGTGCTCTACCCTGAACTCCTATAAGTGTGTTATTCCTGATAAGAGGAATAACGATTCGTTCTTCACCAAACTGAGTAGTCTTAAACGTATTCGGTTTGATTGTATTCACAAACTCCATGAAGTTTCTAGCATAGTAGAACTCTCCACGAAATATTGCTCTAGTCTCTAGATATTCTTTAGACCTACTTACAAGAAATGCACTTGGTAAATCAATCACTATTTTCTCCTTGAAAGTTGGTTTAGATGTCTCAACATGTTTAAAGATATCTTCAGGAGTTTCAGCCGCGAAGTTTTTACCAGTCTTCCCGTCTTTAAACTTCTCAAAGATATATTGTTTATGTGTCTCTGGATCTAAATCCTTTAAGAAACTATTAAATGACACACTAATTCCACAGTTGTGACACTTATAGTTAGTGTTATTTTTGACCCGGTAGAGATAACCTCTAGCCTTGTTCTTTTGTTTCTGACTGTCGCCGCAGCAAGGACAACGGAAATTATAAAGGTAGGGTTTTACTTTTTTGAATTTAGGTAGTCTGACGGAGATGAGCATGATGTATTTTTCGTCAATAAAATCCATGTCACCTACTAACAGTTCTTACCATTGTAGAGACAACCGGAGTGTTTGTCAAGACATTGGGAAAGGCAGTCATGACCTTCAACCCAATGGTCAGTACAGCGAGACCACCCACTGCCATCCATACACGTTTTTCTAATTCACGTATTCTTTGCAATACCATGTCATGATCCCCGTCCATTTTATCACGGAGTTGGTCAATCTTTGTAAATAGTACAACGTCAACTTGTTCTTGTTTTGATATTCTTTCTTCATGAACTGCAAGCATACGACTCACAGTAGTATTTACTTCACTCAATTTTTCTATTGCTTTATCGATTCGAAGAACGATAGGCTTCAAATCTTCAATCTTTTGTTCTAATACTGCAACCTTAATTTGATGACTTTCCATGAGGTTTGAAGTATGGATTGAATTCTAATGCCTTTTTCTTAGCCTTCTTTTCTTTTCTCTTCTGACCCCTATCCATCAAATCTTTAATCGCTTTCTTCACATACTTATTACGACCATCCAATTTCATAGTGGGGTCGAAACCAGCAGTAGGACCAGCAGCAGGGGAGGAGCCACTAAATCCACCAGATCCCCCAGGAGGATTTGCCACCATGCCTTCCTCATTGACACTGAACTCATTATACATTGCAGAACGAAATGCATTTACAAACCTATCAATCTTATCCTTATCCATTGGTGATTCCATTGAGTGCGTCTAAACAATTCTGATCCAATTCGATCTCATGTATATAAGATCTAGGATAGTCTGGAAGTTTATCTAGAAATATTACAAATGTTTTAATACAAGACCAAAGGTTTTTATCAATCTTATAGAACAACATTGGAGTTGTTGCATCTCCAAAGATGTTATAAAGAATAATAAAGTGGTTAATAAGAAGGTGAACCTTAAGTTCACCTGTGCTCTTATAACGTTTAAGTAACCTTTTAATATATCTAAAACGACTTAGATCTTTATCAAAGTCGTCTCTAGTGACAGCTTGTGGGTTCTCATAATGTTTAATAGCGAAGAGGAGAAAGTTATCCTCATTCAATTCATTAAAAAGCATTTATCATCCGGGGGTTGGGTATGCAGTACTACCAGTTGTAATACCAGACATGGCAACCAGAGTTTCTTTCTTGACTCTCAAGTTACCTTCGTTATCCATATAGGTTGTAACACCAACCCAACCTTCAGCATCAACGTTGTATTGAGTGTTAGCACCCAGGAGATCAGGACCATTCTCGACACCATAGACAAAGTTGTCACCAGGATTGTCAAGTATAGTACTCTCACTGTACTTGGAATCAAGAACAGTATACTTAGGAAGTTGAGAAACACTGTATATCACGCCAGCAATAGCAGCACCGGAGAGTGCCATTGTACTACCAATAGTACAAGATTGTGTATTTGCAATACTTACAATTACAGCATCACCAAAATACGTAGTGGCCTTCGAACCAAAACGAATTACATCACCCTCTTGAGCAGAACCAGTCTGACCAAAAGAAGTACCGGTTCCAGTGACAACACCGGTATCATAATTTAGGACGACAGCTCCTACGCTATCTACATTGTCGTTATTACCCCAAAGTGCCATGTCTTTTTCCTGTAAAGGTTACGTTCTTTCAAATTATTTATAAAAACCTATGAGAGAGTTTTAATCACTCTTCACGGTTTTTGATTGCCTTAGTCACTACTTCAAGTAGTTGATCGTCCATATCAGTCTTGGTCAACTTAACTGCCTTAGAAAGAATAACAAGACAGATCTCAACCATTTTCTCACCGAGTTCTTCATTCTCTGGAATTTTTGCAACGGCATCGGTGATGATTTTAGATGCAAGTGGAAGTAGGAATGCTAGCATGATGATTCTCTATACTATAGTATATATTCAATCAGTATCAATTTGCGACCCCAACATGAACTGATTGAAATTTTTTCTTACTCTATTATAATTACTCTCGTCAATTTTATTTACATATTGAGTAGATGCATCCACCATCTGGTCAATTGATGGTCCGTCACCTTGACTGTTACTCAAGGAAACTTTCATTACGGGATAGACAGAAGCAAAGGTGTTATACCTATTCTGGCCAGTCTCGTCTGCTGTCTGAAAATCCTGTGACAATAAGTCATCATTTGGATTTTTAAACAGTCTCCTATCATATCCAGCAAAGGGACCTACAGCATCAGCTGAATTTGTATATGCACCATTACCTGCTCTCATTTTTTCTTAGTATCTATGATAGCACCCTTACCATACTTATCAGTGATGCTGGCCTTTACTCTTTTAAGTGCAGATGGACCACCTGCAGGTTTCTTTTTACCAAATGTGTTTGGTGTGTTACTAACTGGTTTGTTATAACGATTGCTACCATCAACACCACCATACATCTGACGCTTATCTCTCAAACCATCTTCAGTTTCTTCCTTCGCAAGTTTGGTTGCAGTGGCATACATTACAGACTTGGCATCTTCACCATATCTTTTTTTAAATCCGCCCTTTTTCATACCCTTGACAATATCTTCTTTCTCTTCCTTCTCACCAGGAGTCAAAGTTCTTTCTTGAACTTCTTCTCCAGCTGGACTTTGTGGTGTTGATTTTGAAGCTTTCTTTTCCAACCTAGCCCTCTTCAATCGTAGCATTGCAATCTTAGCATCAACATCAGGAATCGCTGCTTCTTTCAACTTACCAGGCTTTCTACCTTCCTTGGTATCTTTATCATTCTGAAGATTTTCAATATCCCTTTTCTTTTTCTCTTTATCATCACAATGTTCTTCACCAATTTCAGTGACTTCAAGTACAAGTGCACCAATCTCTCCGAAGGCTTCCTTCATTGTAGGATTGATAACAATCTTATTATTTACTTTCTTATCACCAATCTTTACTTCAGACTTAGCTTCAGTCTCTGGTTCAGAAGATTCAATATCAACTACTTCACGTAGATCTTCTCTCCAATTTGAATAATTTTTTCTCATGGATTTCAAACTAGACACGTTTTCTCTTGTAGGTATTTATGAATTCCCTAATATTTGTTTTAGGTCCTTTGTATGGTTTGCCACCAGGTTGAAGATTGGTTTTATCTCCCTTCTCGAAACCAGGAGTCATGTCAACTGCATTCTTAAAGTAACCAGTAGTTCCGGTAAGAGTGTTTGGTTTCTTAGATGTCCTCATCTTACGGTCCATTTTGACCTCAGTATACTCATTCAGGTCTCTAATCCAAGACTTGAACATGATATTATTCTCGGTCACACAGATCAAGTAGTTAGTTCCTCTACGAATAACCTTACCTACCAATCCAGTATTAAGGTTCTCTACCAGTTGATTGATCTTAAAGATATTACCAGTGACATAATTCTCTCTTAGGTTCTTCCAATCAAACCTAGGTGCAATCTCCCAAAGAGACCAACCTTCTTCAACTTTCATTGCCTTACGAACAGTATTCATAATCTGTTTTGCAGTCTTATCATCTACAACATCAGGAACACCAGTTCTAAACATTTCAAAATCATTATCTGCTGCAGCCTTTCTCATCTTCGATGCAGACATTCCAGATACACCTTCAGCATCTTCGTCTCTTTCCCCAGCAGAAATGGTTTCAATATTCTCAAAATCATAGAGTTCACCATTATATTTCTGTGCTAGGTTATCAAACTCTCCAACTCTATCAGAACCAACAACAATCTTTACATCAGAGAACCCTTCACCATCAGCCAACTTAAGTGCATCGAAGATAGTCTTTATACTCTCATCATTGACAATATTATCCGCATGATCTGGGAAGACTGTCTTCATCATATCAGTCTTTTGATTTGGATCAAGTGGATTTTTCTTGGGATCAAATGATCTAGATGGATAAATTCTCAGGTCACCATCACCTGCAACTTGTTCTGCGGCATCAAGGAGTTTCAAATGACCAATCGTAGGTGGATTAAATCTACCAAATACTAGAGTTATAGTTTCTCCATCACGGTCTCCACCACCACCTTCTTCATCTTCACCACCAGTTTTCTTACTTGGTTCTTCTTCTGGTGCTGGAGTTCTCTTACTTAGTTGTTGTTCAGGTGCTTTATATTGTGCAGTCTTTGTATCTTCTCGATCATTACCACTAGTTTTCTTATCAGTGAATCTAAGTTCACCACCCTCAGTTCTTGCTACAACATTACCAGCTTTGTCTACCCAGTTTCCCTGACCGTCACCAGTCAGACCAAGTTGTCTTGCCCTTGTAGAAGCCTTAGTCTGTCTTGCCTCGGAAAAAAAGTTTAGGAAGCTTTTCATTTCTATCAATATCCTATGTTGTATTTATTAAGACAATGGATCCCGTAGAGATCTCTTCAGAGACTCCATAACTTCTTTTCCGTCTTTCTTCTTATTCTCTTCAATCTTTTCTTTAACAAATGAGAACAACATATCCTCATCCATCTCAAATTGTTCAACATACATCATAACTTCATCGTATGACATACCAACATCATCGGCATCTACCATTAGTCTCAGGTATATATCTTGTAAAGTCTCTGGTAGGTATTCAATATCAATCATTGTCCAAGTCCTCTGTCGATGTTTTCTAATGCGTTGACGATTGGTTCAATCTTTTTTCTTTGAGTTTTGGTAAGACTCTCAGAATTCATAATCTGGTCCTCACTAAATCCACTCGATTTTGTATAACTAGAAATTAATTTTTTTCGAAGAGACTTGATATGTCCTTGAGCTCCAGGAGTCAAAGAAGTTTTTTGAAACCCAGGAGAGAAGGCGTCCTTTCCACCAGTGACTGACGCCGTGTCCAGTGACAGTAAGCTTAGTATACCATTCGTGGTGTCGTTGTCAATGTTATTCTTGGAAGATGGGGTCAACCGGTTGTCATACTGTCTACCTGGTTTCAGTGGGGAGTCTCCTTCACCCGTCAAGAAATCAATCTGTGTGGCTACATCACTCAAGTAGTTCTCATATGCCTCTGGACTATCGGGATTATCAATATAATCATTCCTAGTTTTCTTAAATTTTTGATGATGTTCATTTGCAGTTTGAATTGCCTTTGTCTTATCCTCAGGACTCAAACTATCATCAGACATAATAGAGTTCTGCATGTTGATAATGTTACCAGATGAAGGAGATGTTCCACCTCTACCTCTTTCTAGTTTTCCATCCTTACTAATAAGGTATCTTGCACCAACATCGTAGTTATTGATAAGATTTCTACCCATATAATCATTCATCTTGGTCTT